CGCCACATTTTGAGGTCTTTGTGAAGAGTGCTATTTTCGTTCAAGGACAACGTGTACTGCTTCATGATGGACATAGGGCGCCCGTCATCAAGCTGAAGTTCAGGCAGCTCCCACTGGATAAAGATCACATGCCGCTTCTTGGGATCTTCATCCTTGAACTGTTCTTCGCGGGTTCCCGCATCGATGAGCCGGTAACAAACCGCGTTGTGAGTGCCCTTCGGGACGGCTTCATAGTCGCCGCCAGACGCGCTTACTTTTAGTGCCATGAGACTTTCTCCTAGATGCACGATTGCAAAAACCTGTAGGATTGTACACACTGAATAGGAAACAACGCAACCAGCGAGGGGAAAAAGGGCGTGGCTTTTATCGTCAAGAGACCGAACCAGAAAGATCACAGCAAGCCGCTCACCGGCATCGCTGAGCAATTTGAAGCATGGCTACTCGCCCAGGGGCTGCGCCCCGACCCCAAGAAAGGACTGGTGATCGACGGCAAGATTGGCCGCGCCTACGTTGATGTGGATGGGCAGCAGAAGCTCGTCGGTTGGTACCAGCTGTGGGTGCATCAAGCCATGCCCTTCGGGCGCTGCGGTGACTACCGGGTGGATCCGAAGAAGGCCACGGCGACGTGGAAGCCAGAGAACGAGGGTGCCTTCGAACTCACCGAGGAGATGAAAGCGGAGATCCGCGCCCTGCAAGAGGAGGCTGAGCGGGACCGGGTTGAGCGTCAAACCCGCGCTGCGATCAGAGCCCAGCGGCAGTGGGAGGAAGGCACCAAGTGCGACATCCACCCTTACCTGCAGAAGAAGGGCTGCGCAAGCCATGGTCTCAAGGTGAGCGAGGCGGGGCTGCTCATGATCCCCATGCTCGACGAGCACCTGAAGGTGGTAGGGCTGCAGTTCATTGACGAAACCGGGCAGAAGCGGTTCCTGACCGGCAGCAAGAAGAAGGGCAGCTTCTTTGTCCTTGGCCAGCCGCTCCTCCAGGGGGCACAGGAGATCGCTTACGTCGAGGGCTACGCCACCGGGGCGAGCTATTTGGAGGACCATGGGAAGCCCACGGTGGTCTGCTTCGATGCCTACAATTTAGAGCCGGTGTCCGAAACCATCGCCAAGCACTTCACGCAAGCGAAGCACCTCTTCATCGCCGACTTCGACGACAGCCAGACCGGGGAGCGGGAGGCGGTTAAGGCGGCGAGCAAGATCCGCAGCCTGGGGCTGGAGGCCGAGGTGCTGATCCCTGAGTCCAAGGGGGACTACAACGACCACAAAAACGCCGTGGAGGGGGAGCTTCTCCCGGCCCTCAAAACCGTCGACATCCCCATCAATTTTGAGTGGCAGAAGAGCGACCGGGGCCGGTTCTTAAACAGCAAGGAGAACGTCCTCGGCGTCCTCAAGGTCAACGATATAAGCGTCTGGTATAACGTTATAAAGAAGCGCATGGAGATCCAGATCCCCAACCAGAACTTCATTGCGGATCTGAAGGAAGAGGCTGCGCTTATTGAGATCGAAGATCGCTGCATCCAGCTCGGCATCCCCCACACAAGAGTCCGCGATTACCTCAAGCTGTTAGCGGAAGAATACAATCCGGTTAGGGATTGGATCGAAAGCGAACCATGGGACGGCACCGAGCGCCTGCAGGACTTCCTCAACACCATTGAGAGCCCGCACAGGGAACTCAAAGAGACGCTGATGACGAAGTGGCTGATAAGCTGCGTGGCCGCAGCGTGCGAACCAAACGGCATCGAACTGGAAGGGATCTTGGTTTTCCAAGGTGCGCAGGGTCTTGGAAAGACCCTGTGGTTCAAGCGGCTGGCGGACTACGACCATGGCTGGCTCCTTGAAGGCGCCACGCTCAACCCCAGCGACAAGGACTCAGTGAAGCAGGCAGTGAGCCACTGGATCGTCGAGCTGGGGGAGATCGAATCCACCTTCAAGAAGTCAGACATCGACCAGCTGAAAGCCTTCGTCACCAAGAAAACCGACGAGCTGCGCCTACCCTACGACCGTGGTTTCACCATCTACCAGCGCCGCACGGCGTGGTATGCGAGTGTCAACGCACGGGAGTTCTTGACCGACTCCACGGGGAACCGGAGGTTCTGGGTGGTCCCGGTGAGCAAGATCCACTACGACCACAAGATCAACATGCAGCAGCTCTGGGCCGAGGTGCACCACCGGCTGTATAAGCCAGGGGTGCGGAACTGGTTTCTCACCAGCGAGGAGCGCGCAGCGCTACAGGACAGCAACGAGATGTACCGCACGCAGAGCAGCGTCGAAGACTTGCTTCTTGAGCACGTCAACTTCACCAGCCAGTCAACGGAACCAGTGCAGATGACGAAGCTGCTCCGAGATCTCGGGATCCAGAACCCGCGAGCTGGGGAGTTCAAGGAGGCGGCGAGGGTGCTCTCAAGCCATGGAATTGAACCGAGGAGGAGCAATGGGAGGAAGGTATACGACCTCGAATACTCCCTCCCAGCACAGCTCTCACGGGGTCAACCAGGGATAATGGGTACGCCCCTTGGGGCCTATGATGATCTTGTGTGAGGCAGGGTAGGGTAAGGGTACCCTGTTCCCGTGTCGTGGTGTAAAGTACGCATAAGTCGACACGCTACTTAAAGTGATTTCTTAAGAGTGGAGAAAAGGTACACTGTACCCTGTTAAGGTCTACTGTAAGCTATTGATTTAAGTTGTCTTTTAGACAGGGTAGGGTAGGGTACCTTTTTTTAATAAGTAGTAAATATGGTAGAGTATAAACAGGAGAGTAGTGAGTTTATACGTTACCAATATAGTTATGGGAAAGTGGGTGATACCCTGCCCTGTACCCTGTGTATGAATATACAGTGGTACGCGGGGGTGAGACCATCACCGGGCGAAGCGACCGGATGGCGGGGAAGATCGAACCAGCGGCACCACGCACCCAGCGGGCTTAGCGACCCAGCGGGCGGGCGGCTTGGAGAAGTTGGCGCTTGGGGGTGGGGGATAAGATGTGAGCCGGGGCTCATGTTTTGACAAGCGAGGAAACGATGGAAGAGAGCGAAGAGAAGAGAGGGCGTGGCCGACCGAAGAAGGAGAGGCCGAAGCTCAACAACCCACCAGCCTTGTTCGAACCGGATGAGGAGTTCGACCTCACTGAGATGCAGACGGCGTTTGTCTACTGGTACACAGAGGGAGCATGTGGCGCGAGTGAGGCTGCTCGTCGTGCTGGTTTCGCTTACCCCTCTTCATCAGCCAGTCGCATGCTGGACGGGAAGAGCCAGCCGAACGTCGTCAAGGCGATCAGAGCGCGGCAGGAGGAGATGCGAACCAAGTACGCCATCACTCCAGAGAAGACTGGGAAGATGCTTTGGGAGATCACGCAGAACGCCTTCGATGCTGGTCACTACAACGCTGCGGTTAGCGCGGTGAAAGAGTTGAACAACCTCGCCGGTTTGACCATTCACAGAACCCAGAACCTCAACATCAATGCCAACCTCGACAAGATGACCAAGGCAGACATCACCAAGCGCCTCAACGAGCTTCTGGGCGTCGATGACAGTTTCAGCGATAAGGACCATTGACCAAAGCTAACGCCGCTCAGATCGAAGTACAGGGCTGCTCAGAGCCAATCAGCACGCTAGACTCCATCAGCCCATTCAAACTATGCTTCCCCCGCCTCCCGCCCGGCCCCCGCCATGATCGAAAAAATCGATCAATTCACTGGTTTTCAACAGATTTCATCAATGGTGCGGTTTTCCGCGTAAGTGGAACGTGAGGCCGCGCTCACGTTTGCGCCGACCTTGTGCTCAGAACGTGTCGGTTTTGCCCCATGGCAGACCAGATCTGGCCTAAAGACCTGTGGATTAGTTGCAAAAAGCAATAGTTGCAAATCGCAACTATTATTCGTGACCGGGACTCTATGGATTTGAGTTTTTACTTACAAAGTGCAACTAAATTTTCGGGGGGCACCCCCCTAAATCGCGGCCTCATATGGCGACCAAGTTAAAACTGGGTTTGCCACATTCAATACCCACAAATTCGTAACGGGTTTTTAGGTACCCTAGGGTCCAGATTTTCCACCCCAAGGAGACCCCCCCTATGGCACCCCCTACCCCATGAGTTCTGTTACTTGCCGCCAAGGAACCCTACGGGTATATAATTTTCCAAAATTTCATAGAAGGTCGAATATGGCCAACTCCCGCCAGAAGGGCGCCGCCTTTGAGCGCGACATCGTCAAGCGCCTGAATGGTTTCGCCGCCAAGGCTGGTTTCGAATTCAGCTGCAAGCGCAACTTGGATCAATATCAAGCCCGCGATCTCTGCGACATTGAGATCCCCGGCCATGCGATTGAGTGCAAGGCGTACAAGGACGGCTTCTGGTATCGAACCGAGTGGTGGGAGCAGGTGGTGCGAGCGAGCGATGGCCGCATCCCTGTGCTGGTTTGGAAGTTCAACAACAAGCCGATCCGCGTGACCCTGCCCCTCTACGCCATCGCCCCCGATCTGCCCCAGGATCCTGACCGCGTCTGCGTGGTTTTTTTGGAGGAATGGTTTAAGATCCTGCAAGACAACTGGCATCGCTACCAGCAGGAACCGGCGGATGAATTACCGTGACATCGACATCTTCGGTTATTCCTTCGGCGGGGAGGTGCTCAAGCGCATCGCCGAGTTTGGGGATGACGTAAGGGAAGCCTACAACCGCTTGGTCCAAGCCGGTTACCCCAGCAGCACCGCAGAGAAGATCGCCACTGGCGAGCTACCCATGGATTCCGCCAGCAAGGCTGCTCGGATGCAGGAGCAGGGGTACACCATCCCCCAATTCCACGGTACCTATGCCAGCGACTTCACCGAGGTGGACCCCGGCATGGTCGACCTTGGTTTGCACTCCGGATCCTTTGAGCAAGCCGTCCAGCGCCTTCGGAACACCACCGACCCCCTTGGCGGAAAATCCTACGGGGACTTTGGTTACCGGGAGGGGGCAAACGTCATGCCCCTCATGATCAAGGCCGAGAACCCCCTTGAGATGCG